AAAAAATGCTTTTGTGTTCGCTATGAAGGATTTACAAAAAGCGGTGGGTAAATTAAACGATAAACAACGAAATAAAATCTTTGGTGAAGGTTCAAATTTTATGAATTTGGAGATTATTTATCCAGCTACTTCTAATATAATAGATTATGACCAAACTGTTTTACAATTTCACGGAGCTATCCGATATGATGATAGTGGCAAACCAAAAGGTATAGTACCAGGTTCTGGTAGGATATTACAGGGTATGATAAAACAAGTTAATCAGGATATACAAAAGAAGTTTAGAATTATTAAACCCCAAATAGTATCCGTTCCGAAACAACAAGACTTTGGAAAACGGAGAGAATATTATTTTAAGAAATTGGACAAACTTAAAAAACAATATGGGTTGAAAGATACGGATACTTTAGGTATGTATCATCAGAGTTATTGGATGGAATTTATTAATAATGCTTCTAAACAATACACGTATGCTGTACCTAATAAAGTATTAATGAACTTAACAAAACGTTGGGCATTCGGTGATAAGTCTTATACAATACAACAGATAAGAAATGATATAGATAATGAAAGATTTTTGGAGTGGGTTTTATCAACAGATAAAATGGATGTGGAAAAGAAACAGAAAGAAAACATGAAACCGTTTGAAGTATTAATTTTTGAAGTTGGAGCTGAGATACTAAAGAATATAGGTGGATTTCTATCAGCAAGTCCTGAGAGAGCAGTTCAAAAAATAAGAACTGATGTAATTAAATCAATTAAGGATGTTAGAAAAGGTGGAGATTTGAAAAAGTTAAATAAACTAAAACAACAAATATCAAAACTAAATTCAATAGGCGGATTTAAGGCAATTGTTCCAGCAGAAGGAATAGTGTTTAAGTACAGAGGAAAGACATATAAGTTTACAGGAGCATTTGCACCAATTAATCAAATAACAGGTTTAATGACTTTTTAGGAGTAGGTTATGAATGAACATGATAGACACGTAAGGGCAAGAAAAGAAATCTTGGCTGGTGGTATACCTGAGAAAAGAATAATGGTGGCTGTAGAAGATAAAGAATTTATTGAACAACGTAAACAGGAAAAACGAGAAGAACAAAGAAAAGCGCTTGACAGGTTAGAGGCTACGAAAGATGCCAGGACACCCTGGTTTTGTCCTAGCTGTGAAAAGGTAATGAAGAAGAATCTTGATGATAAGATGTGGAGATTATATGGTCATTGTTTTGATTGTCAAGTGGACGTAGAACACAGAATGAGATTAGATGGTACGTATGATGTTTGGGAAAAGGATAAAATAAAAGCAAATAAGAAATCATATATAGATGATATGGAAAGAATGGTAGTTGAATGGAAGAAATTAACGGAGGAAACTCCACAATTTCATAATCAAATAGCACCTGATGGATATACAATAGACTCGGAAGATTGGAAACAAACAGAAGAAAATAGAGAATTTTTGAATAATCTTGCTGATAATACCTTAGAATATCTAAAAAATATGAAAGAAAAACTTTAATGGATATTTATATATAGAGGAATAATATGAGAAAGCCTTTACGGACACGAGACAAATACCCTGATGAAACGTGGGGATCGTATATTCATAGAGTATTGAAAGGTATAGCTCTTGATGATCGTGGTAAGGATTATATTGTAAATAACGAATTTATATTTGAACTTATAAAAATCGTACATAGTTTAAAAGGATTAGCTATGGAACAAGCAACTTTTTGTGGTTACGATGAAGAAGATATAGAAGATATTTATAATTATGTTTTAGAGAGTTTGGCTACTCTGAAACCGTTAAAAAAAGTAACAGATGGTGTTTGGGCAAGACATGATTTATATGGTATAAGTTTACCAAATATACCACCGAGACATAATGAGAGAACTTATACTCTTAATGAAATAATGAAAACTGTAGGATTAAAACCTGCAGGTCCAGCAGGATAGAGAAATATAATGAAAGTAACAAAAAATGAATTAGTAGATGTAGTAAAAGAAGCCATTGAAGATGGCTGGTTTAGTGAAGTAACAGAAGAGGTATTAAATGATGAGATAGAAATGGGTCATTTAATAAGAGCTTTTGTATCTGAACTTAAAAAGAAAAGGGTTGTACGGGGAAAGAAAGCTAAACTAAAGGTAGTGTGTCCAAAAGGAAAGAAATATGTTCCTGGTCGTAGACAATGTGTAAGAGTAGCTGGTATTGAGAAGTACAAAAAGAAAAGAGGGGCTAAGAAAGCTGCTAAGAAAAGAAAAAGAAAAATGTCTAAAATTTTAAGAAAAAGAAAGAAATCTATGAAAGTAAGAAAATCTAGAGGATTGAAATAAAATTTTTTGTAAGTAAGTAATGTATATACATATATATAATAGAGGAGAAAACTAATGGGTGAGTATACAACTGGTGATGGTACTGGTACTATGTACCAAATAGGTTGGATAGATAGAACCAAAGGTCAAAGAAAACAAGGTAAACATAATAGAGAAGTAACAGTAGGTCCTAGTGAAACTTACGATGCTACAGGTTCCAGAGCAGGAGTTTCTGGTTTTCTTGTTGTTTCATCTTCTCATGTAACTATGTCTTTGTCATCTGGTGGTGAAATAAGAGGTGCTGATGTAGATGTAAAGAGTCAATATGACATTGGTGTGTCAAAAGCTGAAGTTGGAACTGTTGGTATTGTAAAATTACTATATTCAGAATAGATGAGTGACGATAAAAATCTAAAAAACATCATAAGAGAAGAGTATGCAAAGTGTATATCTAATCCAGCATATTTTATAAAAAAATATGGAGTTATACAACACCCGATAGAGGGTAAGATACCATTTTTGTTATATGACTTTCAAGAGAAAACTTTAAGTGAGTTTATTGAACACGATTATAATATTGTACTAAAGGCCCGTCAGTTGGGAATGTCTACTTTGGTAGCAGCTTATTCATTGTGGTTAATGACTTTTAGAAGTGATAAAAATATTTTGGTTATTGCTACTAAACAGGATACAGCTAAAAATTTGGTTACCAAAGTTAGAGTTATGCACGCTAATCTACCTTCTTGGTTAAAACAGCCGTGTGTAGAAGATAATAAACTATCTTTAAGATATAAGAATGGTTCACAAGTAAAAGCTGTGTCTAGTAAGGAAGAGGCTGGTAGGTCAGAAGCATTGTCATTACTGATATTAGATGAAGCAGCGTTTATTGAAAAGATTGACCAAATTTGGACTTCTGCCCAACAAGCACTTGCTACGGGTGGTAGATGTATAACGTTATCTACTCCAAATGGTGTAGGTAATTGGTTTCATAGAACTTGGATGGATGCTGAGGATAGTGTTAACAAATTTAATTATATAAGATTACATTGGTCGTTACATCCAGATAGAGGAAGTGAGTGGAGAGAAGAACAGGATAAATTGTTAGGACCTTCATTAGCAGCCCAGGAATGTGATTGTGACTTCATAACTTCTGGTCAAACTGTTATAGATGGTACTATTTTAGAGGAGTATAGAAATACTCAAGTTCAAGAACCTATTGAAAAAAGAGGTATTGATAGTAATTTATGGATATGGGAACCAGCGAATTATGGTAAAGATTATATAGTTAGCGCTGATGTAAGTAGAGGAGATGGTAGTGACTTTTCAGCTCTTCACGTTATAGAGGTAGAGGGGTTAGAACAGGTTGCTGAATATAAAGGTAGATTATCAACAAGAGATTTTGGTAATCTTTGTGTTAATGTGGCTACGGAATATAATGACGCATTATTAGTCATAGAAAATAATAATATTGGTTGGGCGACTATTCAACAAGCTATTGATAGAGATTATCAAAATTTATTCTATACATCTAAAGATTTAAAATATGTTGATACTAAATATCAAATGAGTAATAAGTATAGAATAGCTGAAAGGAATATGGTACCTGGTTTTACAATGTCAATGAAATCACGACCTTTAGTTATAGCTAAATTAGAAGAATTTTTTAGAGAAAAGTCAGTTATTGTTAAGTCGCAGAGGTTGGTGGATGAACTTTTTGTATTTATATATAATGGAATTAAGGCCGAGGCTATGGTGGGATACAATGATGATTTAGTATTAAGTTTTAGTATAGGTTTGTGGGTAAGAGAAACAGCTTTAAGATTAAGAGCAGAGGGTATTGAATTATCTAAACAGGCTCTTAGTAGTATCAATATTCCTGAACCTGTAAAAGTTCCTACTGGAATTAAAACAGATTATTGGGAATTGGAAGTCGGTAATGAAAAAGAAGATTTAACTTGGTTAATTAAATAGAGGAAAAAATGGCAGACACATCATTAAGAAGTAGATTATTACGAATGTTTAGTGCGAATGTAATAGTTCGTAATGTTGGGGGTCGTAAATTAAAAATTGTAGATACAGATGAACTACAATATATGGGTAAAAATAAGTTAGTAGATAGATTTCAACGTTTACATAGTGGTACGCGTTCTGGTTATGGTGGAGTTGGTATGTTGACTAAAGCTCTGAGGTTAGGTTTATTTAAAGATTATGAAGCAATGGATAATGACCCGATTATAGCATCTGCTTTAGATATATATGCTGATGAATCTACTATGAAGAATGAATACGGTAGTGTACTTGAAGTTCATAGTGATAATCAAAACATTAAAACCATATTACATAATTTATTTTATGATATATTAAATATAGAATTTAATTTATGGCCTTGGATTCGTAATATGTGTAAGTATGGTGATTTTTATTTACAATTAAATATTGATGATAAGTATGGTATTATGAATGTAACACCTTTATCTGCGTATGATGTGAATAGGTTAGAAGGTCCCGAGGCAGCTCCAGAAGGTACTACTCCAGAAGAAATAGAAAGGTCCAATTTTGTTAAATTTACTATAGAGGCTGGAGATGCTCGTCATACTTTACATACAGCTCAGGCTGGTGAAAAACACGAATTAGAAAATTATGAAGTTGCTCATTTTAGGTTATTGAGTGATTCTAACTTCTTACCTTATGGAAAATCAATGGTAGAAGGGACACGTAAGGTTTGGAAACAATTAATGTTGATGGAAGATGCTATGTTAATTCATCGTATTATGAGAGCTCCTGAGAAAAGGATATTTAGGTTAGATATAGGAAATATACCACCAGCTGAAGTTGATAATTATATGGAAAAGGTTATTAGTAAAATGAAGAAAGCACCTTATGTAGATGAAAATACTGGTGATTATAACCTAAAATATAATATGCAGAATATCACAGAGGATTTCTTCTTACCAGTTCGTGGCGGAGATAGTGGTACTAGTATAGATTCATTACCTGGTTTAACTTATGAAGCTATTGATGATATAGAATATTTGAGAAATAAACTTTTAGCTTCACTTCGTGTACCAAAAGCATTTCTTGGTTTTGAAGAAGAAGTAGGTTCAAAGGCTACACTAGCAGCAGAAGATGTTAGATTTGCTCGTACAATTGAACGGATACAAAGAATAACTATTTCAGAATTGACTAAGATAGCCATTATTCATTTATATGCTCAAGGATTTACAGATGCAGAGTTAGTTAACTTTGAATTATCAATAACAAATCCATCTACAATCTATGAACAAGAAAAAATATCGCTGTGGAATGAGAAAACAAGTCTAGCGAGTGCTATGTTGACTGATGGTATAATGTCGTCCGAGTGGATTTATAAAAATATTTTTAATTTTACTGAAGACGAGATTAAAGAACTGGATGAACAGATTGTTTTTGATAAGAAGAATAAGTTCAGACGTGAACAGATAGAGGCAGAAGGTAATGATCCTAAAGAAAGTGGTCAAGCCGCGGGAACACCTTCTGATATGGCTATGGGTAGAACAGGACACGAAATAAATGACGAGGGTGGTTCACCCGAAGGTGGTTGGGAAGGAGCTGGTAGACCTGATGAACCATCTCATTATAAAAAAGATTCTCATGTACGGGGTAGAGATCCATTAGGATCTCACGATAAGAAGAAAGCTTTTTCTTCTAATCCCAAATATGGTCATACCTTTAAAGGCGGTACACCACTTGCATTAGCTCATTTGGATAAATTAAAACGAAATAAAATAGATAAGAAGATACTTAACGAGTCATCGGTATTGGAAGATGAATACAGCAGTGAAGTTTCTGCTTCAATTAAAGTGTCTAAATGATACAATTTTAGGAAGTTTTAATATTTATATTTGAGTAATTGTAAGTAAAAGTTGGAGAGTATTTTCATGATGACAACAATAAAGCATTCTAAATTTAGGAATACAGGTATTCTTTTTGAACTTTTATCTAGACAAATAGCTGTAGATGTATTAAACAACAACAATTCAAAATCAATAATAATTTTGAAGAAATATTTTAATGAAAATACAACTCTCGGTAAAGAATCTCGTTTATATCAGACTTTAATAAATGAAAAATTTAATAGTGAAACGAAAGCAACTCATTTTTTGGATAATGTAATTAAAAATAGACAAAAATTGGTTAATTCAGTGTTACGTCGTGAAAAATACAATTTAATTAAAGAAATAAAAGAAACTTTTAATATTGAAGATTTCTTTAAGTCAAGAATACCTAACTATAAAGTAATTGCTTCTATTTATAAATTATTTCAAGCAGAAACTGTAAATGAAGACTTTGACCCGTCTGTATCTACAAAATGTAGATTTAGTATTATAGAACATATTACACAGAATAAAGCGTCTGCTGATATTGCTAAAGAAACTGAGAAAAGAACTAAAAAAATTATAGAAGGGTTTGAAAAGCAAGATAAAGATTTAAAATTGTTAAGTTATCAAATATTGGTTGATAAATTTAATAATAAATATAAGTCATTGAATTCCGCACAGAGGAATTTATTAAAAGAATATATTAATAATATTTCAAATACTAATTCTCTCCGTGAATTTATTGATAATGAGGTTGTTAAAGTTAAAAAGATTCTTAAAAAACATTTACCTAAAGTAGATGACCCAGTAACTAAGATTAAATTAAATGAAGCAATCAATCAAACGTCAACAAGTACTACTGGTAAACTTGTAAGAGATAAACACGTAGTTACATTGATGAGATATTATCAATTAATTAAGGAGCTAGATGATGTCCACTCAGCTTGAAGAGTTAAGACAGTATATTAGAGAATTAATAAAACAGACTTTAGAGGAAGTCTCGGTTACTGGTAATATTGATGGTGGAGAAGGTCCGCCGAAAACTCCGTACGCATTTCAATCCAAATCTAAAAGAAAGAAAGACAAAAAGAAAGAGAATAGTATAGCAAAGGCGAGTGGATATAATTATGTTCAAGAAGCTAGGACAACTACACGTTTACCACGTGGTGGAGCAATATTAAAGAAACCTACTCATAAGTTTATATTAACTTTACCTAAAAGTATTTATGGTGGATTACGTATGGTGTTTAATAGTCAAAAAGCAGCTGAAAAATATGTGGAAGACCATATTGGTTCGGAAGCTTGGCGTCATGCTCGCATTAGAAAATGGAAAGTAAAGGAAAATGTGAAAGAGGGCGTGTATCATACTTGGAGAAATAACTCAGAGAGTAATCCAAAACAAAAAATTGGAGCTTCTGTAAGAGAAGTAAAAAATAAATTAGTGGAACTTGAGAAACAAGTTTCTATGAATGTAAGATTAAAAAAAGAAATGGGTGTAAATTCAATTGATTATTGGAAGAATACTCATAAGGCCTTAAAAGGTATAAGTGAGAGATTAATAAAACTAGCTAATAGGATTGGTCAACTTTATTAATCTATACTATGAAAAGGTCATCTTGGGAAATAGATGGACTTAATTATTTACATAAATTAATAAGTCTATCTAATTTGAAGCGTCGTTGGTTGGTTGAGGAAACAACGGTAAGGGGGGAAGAACCTAATAAGGTTGAAACAATTAAATTTATAGATAAGTGGATTAGGAAGTTAGAGGAAATGAGAGAAGAAATTATAAGGGTAAGAAGCTGATGAAAATAACAAAATCACAACTCAGAGAAATTATTAGAGAAGAATTATTAAAGGAAGCACCAGCTCACGATTTATACAAAGCATTTACAAAAATTCAGAAAGATATTTATAAAACAATAAAGAAATATGAAAACAAGGCAGATGTGAATGTTGGATTTTATACGTTTATGAGAGAATTAAAAGAGATGATTAAAAAAATGGGATATGCGGGGTCTTGGAAAGCATAATGAAAAAAATAAAAGAACAGATCAGAAAAATGATTAGAGAAGAACTTACTGAACAATTAGATACTCGTAAAATAAAAGTTATACTAAGAAAATTACAAGATAGAGAAGGAAAGTTTAGAAATACAATGTATAAACTTGATGATCAACTGAATCGCGAAGTTGGATATAAAGAGTTGTCTAAAAAACTTCGTATGTCATATAAAGATAACGTAACAAAATTTATGAGAGAACTTATTTCAATTGTAAAGAAAGCAACATAGGGAGATATATAGAATGTCAAAACAATTAATAGTAGATACTTTACTTTTTGAGATAAGTCAAGAACGTATAGTAGAATCTATGAAAGAAAATGGCGGTAGGTTGGTTGTTACTGGTATTCTTCAGAGAGCCAATAGTAAAAATCAAAATGGTAGAGTATATCCAAAAGAAGTATTGGTGAGGGAGGCTGGTAAGTATAGTGATACATTTATATCAGAAAATAGAGCCCTTGGTGAATTAGACCATCCAGAAAGTTCTGTGGTTAATTTACAGAATGCTTCTCATAATATAAAGGCAATGCATTGGGAAGGAGATAATCTTGTTGGTACGGTAGAGGTTCTTGGAACCCCAGCTGGAAATATATTAAAAGAATTATTTAAGAGTGGAATTAAACTTGGAATTAGCTCTCGTGGTCTTGGTTCTGTGGAAAATATGACAGAAGACGCCGAAACACAGGAAGTACAACCTGACTTTGAATTAATAGCTTTTGATTTTGTTTCAAATCCATCTACACAGGGTGCGTTTTTGTATCCAATAAAAGAAGGAGTGGAAGATATAGTTAATGGTGTACGGTTACCAGAAGATTGTGGTAAATATTGTGGTATAGAAGCAACTATTCATGATATTATAATTGGAGTATAACAAATGATTAGTTTAAGATCATTACTAAAAACAATAAGAGAAGCTCAACTTACTCCACCAAAAAAAGGAGTGGATACGCCGTTAGACGCAAAAGTTCAGATACCTGGATATGGAGTGATGACAAGAAAACAACTTCAACAGGGTATTAAAAGATATATGAGTGAAGTGAATAAGTATGTTAGAAAAGGTGAATCAACTAAAGCTCTGGCTGTTTTGTATAAACGTGGAGTTTTAAAAGCTTTTTTAGAAACTGATATAGCTCATAGTGGAGAATAAAATGAAAAAACGTGAAGTAATGGAAATGAATAAACAGTGGAGAAATTGGAGACTTGACGAAACGTTTAAAGTACAAGGTGGGGATGATCCACTCACAGCTCAACAAAGCTTACATAATGCATTTAAAGATATTGTAACAAAAGGTACAACAAATTGGGGATATTCAGAGTCAGATCAATATGGTTGGAATGATTTTAATAATTTTCGTAAAATGACGGCTGAATATAATAAAGAGATGATGAAAATTGGTAAACAAGTTGAAGGTATTTCTAAACAATTAGATGGTATGTGGAAAACATATGGTAAGATTAATGATAAGTGGCGAAAGAAAGATGGACCGAGAACAAACTAATGATTAAGTTAAAAGACATAGTTAAAGAAGCATATATAGATCCAGCCGATGCCGGGAAAACAATTAATTATGCACTCGATGATTTACAACAGTCTCTTAAAAGAGTGAGAAACCCAGAAAGATGGGCAGAAAAATACCATAAGAATTTACCTGTTATAATTGATATGATGGAAAGATTAACAAAAGTATTTGGGAAAATGAAATGATTAAATTAATTGATATACTGACAGAAGGAAATAAATACGGATTTGATTTAACAGATTTTAAACCTGGTGGGTTTCATAAAGTTTTATCGGTTTTAAAGATAAAACCTAAAGGCAAACTTGTAAAGAGTAAATATGATGTTTATCAATGGGAATGGAAAGGTAGTGGTATTCTTATTGTTACAGCAAATAATCCAATAACAGGGGAGTATGCATCGGAGCCTGGTAAACCTGCAAGAAAAAAAGATAGAAATTATGCTTCTTATATGGGAGTAGAGGGTAAACCAGATAAGGTACAAACAGCTGTTGGTTTAATAAAACAAAATGCGTCTTATATTAAAGGTGAAGACCCAAAATATCGGAGCTATATTTAATGCCCGCTACTTCTAAAAAACAACAGAAGTTTATGGGAATTGTTCACGCAATTCAAAAAGGTGAACAACCAGCTTCCAAATTTTCTAAAGCAGCACAGAAAGCAGCCAAGAGTATGAAGAAAAAGAGTGCTGAAGATTATGCTTCTACTAAACATAAAGGATTACCAACTAAAGTAAAGAAAGAAGAACGTGATTATAAAGCAGAATACAAAAAATTTCAGTCATCTACTAAAGCAAAGAAATATAGAGCAGAGTTGAACCAATACAATAGAAAAAGAGGTACTTATGGGAACGGTGATGGTAAAGATGCATCACATAAGGGAGGCAAAATTGTGGGATTTGAAAAAGAGTCTAAAAATAGAGGTAGAGCAGAGAAAAGTAGGTTAAAGAAAGAAGCTATATTTGAAGATTTGAATGATGCACAGTTATCTAGTAGAATTAAACATTGGGCAGGACAACATAAAGGTACGGGAGTTGGATATGGTCATGTACTTGGCTCGTTAGCTATTCATTTAAAAGAAATGGGTTGGGATAAAAGTTTTAAAGAAATTGTAAAAGTTGCTAAAGAATTAAGTAAGAAGAAAAAAGTTGAATCCGTTTTTGCAGTAAAAGGTAAAGAAGGTAAAGATGGTTATAGAATCCCTGAAAATCCAGATTTTAAATATGACCCCGAAAAGAAAGAATCTGTAAATGAAGGTAAGTGGTCTAAAATTATGACGAGTGTTCGTAAAGGAAGTAAAGCAGGGCCTTGGTCTATCGTAGTATATGATAAAGCAAAAAGAAAAGTAATACACAATAGAATAGTAAAAATACTACAACAGATTCCTGCTCACTATGAAGATGTAAAGAAAAAATATCCAAGAGCTTCAATTGGTATTGAAGATAAATATGGTCATAGGGTATATACTGAATCCGTAAATGAAGGATTTACTAAATATCATATAAGATTAACTAATACTCGTGGTTGGTATGGTGTTTGGGATAAAAACGGTAAACAAAAGTTTGAAGGTGATAGAAGATATGTTACGAGACAGCTCAAAAAATTAAAA